GATAAATTAAATTATAGAACCGATAGAACAACAAATGGTTCTACTATTTATGCTTCATTTGGAGATCAACTTGATATGTTGTATACGGATATGGTCTCTGGTAAACTAGATACAACTGGAACGTGGGCAACCCACATCAAAGCGGTTAAAGACGCAAATCCAAAACCATGAGTACATTAGCAGTCGGTACAATTAAAAGTGTTTCTTCAGCAGCACCAACCATTCAAAATACTTCTGGTACTGAAATAGGAAAATTTATAAAAGCATGGATAAATTATGATGGATATGGAAACTCAATAAGAGCAAGTTTTAATATATCCAGTGTTACCGATAATGGCACAGGAGATTATACTTTTATAATTGACAATGATTTTGAAGATGTAAATTATTGTTGGGTCGGAACTGCAACTACAGCAACAGGTACAGAAACTACATTGAGAAATATTGCATTTTCAACTGCAAGTTCGAGTACAAGTAACAACGCACATTTAGCAACACAAACAAGAGTAAGTGTTGCCACTCAAAACTCAGGTGCAAACTTACATGATGCTAGACAAGTTATGGTTCAATGGATTAGGTAATTTATTATGTCAACACTTAAAGTCAACAATTTACAAGATGCAAGCGGTGGGAATGGTTCTACACCTGCTGAAATCCTATCTGGTAGAGCAAAGGCCTGGATTAGATTTAATGGAAGTGCTAATACAATACAAGCTTCATATAACGTCAGTAGTATTTCAGACGAAGGTACAGGAAGGCATGATGTAAATTTTACAACTTCGTTTTCTGATGCTAATTATGCTTTTGCTGGAATGTGTAGTAACGATAACAATATGCTTGCAATTGCAACAGATACACAAGACCCTGCGGCTGACCAAGTAAGAATTAGAGTTGCAGACGCTGGTAATAGTTTTCAAGACTCAACAAATATAGGTTTAGTTATATTTAGATAACTAGGCTATCATTAAGAAAAAAACTTATGGCAAATTCTGACTCAAGATTTATTTACACAAATGATGATGGTTCAATCAGCATTGTTTGTCCATCAGATAATTGTGGTTTAACTTTAGATCAAATAAAAGCTAAAGATTGCCCTAGTGGCAAGACAGTTTATACTGTTAATAAATCTGTAATTCCTACAGACAGGAGTTTCAGAGATGCTTGGACTTATTCGGAGTAAATTATGGGATTTGGAATTGACATGGCGAAAGCTAGAGAAATTCACAAAACAAATATCAGAACAGCAAGAGCTTCAAAACTTGCAGAGCTTGATGTTGAATTTCAAAAAGCACTAGAAACAGGCGCTTCAACTACAGATATTGTTGCTAAAAAACAAGCACTTAGAGATGCACCAGCTGACTCTGGTATTGCAGCAGCCTCAGATGCAGATGCACTTAAGGCACAATGGAAAACAGATATTTTAGGAACATCACCTTATAGCTAATGGCAATAATTCCAGCAACAAAAGATTTTAAAGTAGTTCGCAGATCAGATTTTGGTATGCGTCTTACAATAAAAGATAGTACAAGTTCTGCTGTTAATTTAACTGGATATACTGTTGCTGGTGAAGTTTATAACAAAGACAGGTCAACAAAATATGCTGATTGGACAGTTGCATATACTGATAGAGCAAATGGCATAGTTGATGTAAGTTTGTCTGATGACCAAACAACAACTTTTACACCAAATCAATTATTTTACGATTTCAAATTTACACAACCTAATGGCGAAGAAAATGTTTATATTAGAGGTACATTATTTATGTTGGTAGGTTACACAGCATGAGCAATTCGGTAACAGTTTCACAAGTTTCAGATGTAACTACAGTTGAAGTGACAACAGCTGGACCCCAAGGACCTACTTTCTCATCATCTGGTACAACTTTAAACGATTCAAACAAAGTTGATGGTTCAGTGCTGTATTATGACGATTCTAGTGGTACATTTAAGGCAGATACCACAACTACCAAACTTACACTTGTTAACGGAGGCAACTTTTAGTCATGTCAAATACTATTAGAATTAAAAAAAGAGCAGCTTCAGGTAGTGCTGGTGCGCCGTCAAGTTTATCTCCATCAGAGTTAGCATTTAATGAAGCAGATTTAAAATTATATTATGGTTTTGGTGATAATGGTTCTACACCTCCATCTGCAAGTTCAATAATTACTGTCGGTGGTGCTGGTGCATTTTTTAATAAGACAGATACAAGAACTGCAAACACTGTTTTATCAGGACCTACAAGTGGTTCGGCTGCAGCACCAACATTTCGTGCTTTAGTTGCTGCTGATTTACTTAAATTAAATGAATTTACTGCACCAGATGGTTCGGTAAGTTTAAATAGTCAAAAAATTACAAACTTAGCTACACCAACAGCAGATGGTGATGCTGCCAGTAAATCGTATGTTGACGGTGTTTCGCAAGGTTTAGATGTAAAAGATTCTTGTGTTGCTGCTACAACTGGAAACATAACAATATCAACCGCACTTAATAATGGCGATACCTTAGATGGTGTTTCATTATCAACAAATGATCGTGTACTTGTAAAAGACCAATCAACAGCTTCAGAGAATGGTATATATATTGTTGGTTCTTCCCCTGCAAGAGCAGATGACTTAGCTGCTGGTGCAGATGCTGCTGGAATGTTCACATTTGTAGAGCAGGGAACTGTTAACGCCGATAATGGGTTTGTATGTACAAGTAATAAAGGTTCTGCTGTCGTTGGTACAAATAATTTAGCCTTTGCACAATTCTCTGGTGCTGGACAAATTACTGCTGGCGATGGTTTAGATAAATCTGCAAATACTTTGTCTGTTGATCTTAAATCAAATGGTGGAATTGTAATTGAATCAACAGAAATGGCTGTTGACCTTTCTGCTAGTTCGATCACTGGTACTCTTGCTGTAGGTGATGGTGGTACTGGTGCTACAAGTGCTAGTGCTGCAAGAACAGCTTTGGGATTAGCGATTGGAACAAATGTACAGGCGTATGACGCAGATTTAGATGCGCTGTCAGGTTGTCAATCAGGCGGTGCTTCAGCTTTGGCTGCTCTAACTTCTACAGAAATAGGAATTTTAGATGGTGCAACAGTTACAACTGCTGAATTAAATATTATGGACGGTGGTACTTCGGCAACATCTACAACTCTTGCTACAGCAGATCGTATGGTTATGAATGATAATGGAACCATGAAACAAGTAGCATTAAGCGATTTGGTCACTTTCCTAGAGGATGGTGCAACTTCTGGTTTTGATATTAATGGGGGCACCTATTAGAAATTAATTTTTAAGGAGGTGATCTTATGGCAGTTACAATCAAGCTTAAAAACGCAAGCGGCAGTGACCCAAGTGCAAGTGATCTAGTTGTTGGCGAAGTTGCAATAAGAACAGACAACGGTAAATTATTTACCAAAAAAGATGATAATTCTGTAGCTGAAATATCAGGTGGTGGTGGTGGTATAGATGATGGAGATAAAGGAGATATTACTGTCAGTAATAGTGGTGCCACCTTTACTATTGATAATGATGTTGTTACTTATGCAAAAATACAAAATGTTTCTGCAACAAATCGGATATTAGGTAGAGATAGTTCAGGGGCTGGTGATATTGAAGAGATTGCACCAAGTGCAGTTAGAACAATGCTAGGCCTTGCATCTTCAGCAACTACAGATACAACAAATGCCTCAAATATCTCGTCTGGTACACTTGCTGCTGCAAGAGTTGCAACACTTAACCAGGATACATCTGGAAATGCTGCTACTGCAACAGCTTTAGAAACTGCAAGAACGATTGCTGGTGTTTCATTTGACGGAACTGCAAATATTTCTTTAAATAATTCAAACATCACAAATGGTGCTGGCTACATAACTGCAACTCTAACCAATGAACAGGTACAAGATATTGTCGGGGGAATGGTAAGTGGTAATACAGAAACAGGAATCACTGTCACCTATCAAGATTCAGACGGAACTCTTGACTTTGTTGTAGGAACTTTGAACCAAGATACAACTGGCTCATCTGCCTCTTGCACTGGTAACTCTGCCACAGCTACAAAACTTGCAACAGCAAGAACCATTGCAGGTGTAAGCTTTGATGGTTCTGCAAACATATCTCTTAATAATAATGCTATTACAAATGGCGCAGGGTATATAACCGCCACCTTAACTAATGAACAAGTACAGGATATTGTTGGCGGCATGGTTTCTGGTAATACAGAGACAGGTATAACAGTTACTTATCAAGATGGCGATGGCACTTTAGATTTTGTCGTAGGTACACTTAATCAAGACACCACAGGAAATGCTGCAACTGCAACTGCCCTTGAAACTGCACGAAACATTGGTGGAGTATCCTTTGATGGCACAGCAAACATTAATCTGCCTGGTGTAAACACTGCTGGTAACCAAAACACATCTGGAACATCTGGTGGTTTTACTGCTGGTAATGCTTCAAACTTAAATTCTGGAACCATTCCTGATGCACGTTTCCCTTCTACACTTCCAGCAGTAAGTGGTGCTAATTTAACAAATATTTCAGCAACTGTTGCTGGTGGAGCTATTTATGAAAATGCACAAAATATAACATCAAATTATACTATTACTAATGGCAAAAATGCTATGAGTGCTGGACCAATAACAATAGATAGTGGCGTTACTGTTACTGTTGGTTCAGGTGAAACCTATACCATTGTTTAAATTATGAAAGCTATTACTGAAAAACAAATTTTAGAGTGGAAAGAAGAACTGGCGAAACAAGTAAAAACGAGAGATCACGCAAAAAAAGTTTTTGAAGAGGCAATCAACAATATTAACGCTTTACAGGGCGGTATTCAGTTTGGGGAGTTGCTGTTGAAAAAGAACGAGTCACTAAACCAGCCAACAGGTATAGTGGAGCTAAACCAACAATCAAAAAAAGCACCATCAAAGAAATAGGTGCCAAAGCCTTTAACAATGCTTCTTTTATCATGTTTAATCGTATTTGTCAGATAGCCTCATTATTGTCTCTTTTACTATCAGGGTCAATGGCTGCCTTTGGTTTCGTTGCAATACGCTATATGCAAAGCCCAGAATTTGAAAGAGATTTGAAAAACAAACTTATGGGTGATTTACAAGAAAAAATGATGAGAGAAATACCAATGCAGATGCCTAAAGAAACTTTCCCTGCAATGCCTCTTTGATGGGAATACCTGATATAAATATACCCGACGTAC